CAGAACGGGCACAGAACGACTTGCGCCGCTTTGCATCTTTGCTTCCGGCTTTGACTTTACCGGTGACTGCAGTCTTGAGTTTGGAACCGGGGTTCTTTTTGCGGTATTCTTTGACCCCTTTTGCCGTCATACCCGCACCCGATTTGGTAGGGCGGTAGTTTGCACCCTTGCCCGACGTGGTACGTTTGATCGGTGTTTCCTTTTTGCGTGGCATAGTATTTATCCCCGCAGGAGGTTCCTGCTTTTATCACATAATTAAAAGGGTGTCAAGGGGGCACGTGGCCCCCCTGACAGGTTGGTTAGGCGAATGAGGCTGCAGTTTCACCCGCACCCAGTTCTGCCATCAGAGCGAACACGCGAACCTTGCCAGCAAAGTCAGCGGTGTCAGCCGAGAGGTCGATGGTGTCGGCGGCGGTATACAGCTTCGGAGTAGCACTCATCTCTACGCCGTTAGCAGTATTACCGTCGAGGTCCGAAACCCACAGGTCATCGTCAGTGTCGCCCAAATCGATGAGCGAACCTGCACCACCTGCAGTGAGGATTTCAACACCAGCCATCAGGACCAGAGTGTTGGCCTTCATCTCGATTGCCTGAACAACGTCCGTAGCAGCAACAATGTTGGTGGTGGAGAAGTCGAGGACAACCTCAACGAGTTGAGGCTTGACGCCAACAGGAACGCCAGCAACAGCGTTAGTTACAGTGTAAGTAGCCATTATCTAATCTCCCTGTTCTAGTCGAGGCTAACAACGCCGCGAACCATTGCTTCCGGACGCAGAACTTTGCGACCGAAGACATGCAGACCACGAACGATGTCAGAGAAGGTTTCAGTTGAACGGACAACTTCGGTCTTCGCGATGTGCGAAGCAGTAGCCGTTGAGGACATGTGACCGGCAAGAAGCAGGTTCTCACTTCCGTCAGTAGCGAGGCCCGACAGAGTTACTTGGTCAGTGCCGCCGTTCGAGACGAGGGCAGTAGACTTGTAGCACTGGAAGCCAGCGATGTTGCCCAGCGACACAAGGCCGTTACGCAGCGGGGAAGTCGCATCGCCAGTAACCTGAACTTCTGCGAACTTCGCACCAGCCGAGAACAGGTGCTTGTAGAAAGCCGGGGGAGCAACGAACCAGCGGTTCTCTTCCGGAACAGACTGGTCGTCGAGGGCTTGAGCCATCACCAGCATGGTGTTGACTGCAGTGTCGCCCGGAGTGCCAGCACCACCGATGTCGAGAGCCGTACCCAGAGTACCGATGTCGGAAATCTGAGCAGTAGCGGCACCGGACTCGCCGGTCAGACCCGCACCCGATGCCATAGCAGTCAGGATGTTGGCGTCGTAGTTACGCTTCAAGGAGTACGCACCCGAAGAGGTGGCAAGTGCCTCGAAGTTAACGTGAGACTGACGCTCTTCGATGTCGTCAATCTTGAATGCAAAGGCGTTCGCTTGGTCCACAACCATAGTGGTCTGGTCGTCAGCGAGGTCTTGCGGGTTTACCACCGAGCCACGAGAGTAGCTAGAAACGGTGATGGTAGGCTCTTTGATGATACGAACGGTATCACCATAGTTCTCGATTTCGCCAGCGTAGTCGGTGTTCGTGATGTCTTCAGCAACCGAAGCGCGACGGAAGAACTTAAGAACCTTTTGACTGAAGATTTCCGGAGTAAAGTTACCGGAAGGCAGGTTGTTGTAACCTGATGCGCTATCAAAAGCCATTGGTCTTTCCTTCCTATTTGAGGTTTAGGGTTAGTTGTTGTAGTCGATTCGGCCTTCTGCCCGTGCAGCGTCGAGTTCAGCTTCTAGCTTTTCGAACTGCCACGGCTTCATCTTGCCGATTTCCGAAGCCTTCCAAATGCGATCACTTCCGGATGTTGTCTTAACATCTCGTGCAACAGAACGTGTTACTGCGTCTGCTGCCGAAGCCTTCGACTTGGTACGCTTCTTTGTGGTTTGGCCTGTATCTGCTTTGTACAGATCGAGTACCCGTGCCGCCCAACGTGCATCTGTGTTGTTCTTGTAGATGCCGTCGGAGATAGACTCCGGCTGTTCTCCGAGCCACTCAAGGAACTTTTCATCGCCCTTAATATCGTCAAAGTCCGGATGCAACCGCAGCAGTTCCTCGTAGGCTTTCTGCTTTTCGAGTTGCTTCTCCCGCTCTTTGATCGTACCGAGTTCGTTACGAAGCTCGGATAGCTGGGATTCAGCTTGGAGTGAAGAAACGGTCTGTACGACTTCGAACACTTCCGGGTACTGGTCTTTGAATGCTTGCAGTTCTTCGGGCGTCTTTGGCATTGGTACCCCTTCCGGCATCTGTGCTTGAGGAGATTGCATTGCCGTCTTCAAGTCGGCGATTTCCTGCTTGAACTCATTGACCTTTGTGTCGTAGTGTTTCTTTAGGTCGTCGTAGCGTTTCTTGTAGTCGTGGTCCGCTTCTTGTTTTTCTTGTACGAAACTGGTGCTTTCCTGCGGAGTAGCCTCGTCGGGGTCCGCTTGTTGTGCTTCTACAGTTTCTTCCGCTTCGTCGTCTTCGTCTTCGTAGACTTCATCACGGTACTTTCCACGATATAACGACTCGTTGTTGATAGTCCCAAACGAATCGTTTGCTTTGTTGGCACGATGGCCCCTTACTCGCTTTGCCATTTATTTTACCTCACTCGCGGTGCCACTTGGCTGTGGGTGGCCGCTCCGGTTGTGCTGGGGCCGCGTTACGCGGGTAGCCAGCGAATTCCTTAAATCTTATTTTTTACGTTGAGCTTCTACTTTTCTAGCTCTTCTGTTGTACTCTCTCACACCCTCGTTAATTATTGGTGTTTTCTTTGATACGAAGCGGTCTTTATCATCTACGAACTGTTGTAGTTCGGGGTACTTCTTGAAGAGACCTGCTCTAATTGCAGGAGGTGCGTTATCATACACGTACCTAGCAAAACTTTCTTGATAACCTAGTTTTGTAAAATCTGCTGTCTTTTTACTTTTGGGTAGCATGCCTCGCACAGTATCGTACGCAATAGCCTTTGCTCTCATTTCTTCGTTGTACCGCTCTTCCATCTCGAACGCTTCGTACGCATTAAACGCTTCTTTTGCTCCGAGTTTTCTGTCGTATTGACTATACTTCTTGTTCATCTGTGCGGATGGATTGAAGAATGAGCCGAGAGCTTCCGGGTCAGGATAGGGATTCGTGCGTCTTTTATCTAGATAATCTAGGTGAGCAATCTCTTCGGCCATCGCAAAAAGATTAAATAGCGTTGGAGTCTGTGGTACGTTTATTTCTTGAGTACGAGGATTTGCTTTGAATTTTCCCGTTATAGGGACCATGCCTGTAGCATCTGCAAGAGCTTTGTGATACTCAGATACTGTTTTTCCTTCATACAATCTACCGGCCATCTTTGCGGTAGGCTGATCTTCGTAGTATTCAGAGGTAACAGCTACGTCTTCTGGAAGACTACCGAGCATTTCTTTCATCTTACGGCGAACTTCATTCGCAATGATGCGATCCTCGTAATCTACCTCACCCCCGTCTGCGAACTTTTTTCCATCGAGAAATCCACCTCCCGCCTTTTCTTGACGACGAGAGACTTCCTTCTTGCCACGATTGTTGATTTTTTCGAGACGGTCGTAGCCGATGATCTTTGCTACTGCAGGAGGTACGATGACTTCGCCACGAGAGACGGCAACATCGATTTCATCCTCTGTTGGTATTTTAGCGACAGAAATAGTTTTGTCAACCTTTTTCTGCATCTTACCGTACGCATCCGAAAGCATCTTCTTAATGTCGTCCGATCCGGCAAACTCAACAGCCGCAGCATTGATGACAAACGTACCCTCCGGGACGGACATCGGCTGATCATCCGCTACGGTCTGGCCGTCAGTGAAGTTCTCGGGCGGGCCACCGACGAACCCGGCAGGTTGTGGTTGCTGGGCTACGCCGCCCGCTTGCATACCCACGCGACCGCCCAATCTAAAGTCTGCTGCTTCACCCTCAAAGCTGCTAGTGTCTGTGCCCGTAGCACCCCCAACATCTCCGCTTCCGCTTCCACCAGTTCTACCTGCACCGCCGCGATCACTGTCTTCGCCTCTACCGCCGCCAATAGAACCGCCGTCATCACCACTATCGCCGCCACCCGAAGGCTGCGAACCACCTGCCTGTTCTTGTGCTTGGATAACAGTTTCGGGTATAGTCGGAGCGGCTGGGGCTTCTTCTTCCGGTCCGTAATTTTTAGACACGTAGTTTTGGATAAACTGTTGAGAACGAGTGAGGGCTTTGTTATAATCGGCGTCACTCATGCGGGCCGTAGTCGTAAAGAACGACTTGCTTCCGCGCATCTCCGCGTTGAGAGCTTGCTTCATAGCGAGGGCTGCACTCGATACGTTGACACCTTCGAGGCTTCTTCCCTGCATAGCGTCGAGGAACATCTGTTCCCGTGCGCGTTCGGCTTGCAACGCTCCGACCATCTGCGGACCACCCGCACCGTGTACGGTTCCGAATGCGTCGATTACAACGTCTCCCGCAGACGATAGGGCTTCCTTGCCGGTGCGAAGATATCCCCCGCCATCTTCGGGTGCTAGTGCATTTTCTCGCATCGTACCCGGAATGAACCTATTACGAATCTCGTCGAGACGATAGAGTTGTTCGTTCGACATTCCTACAATCGTACCATCGAAGCGCGTACTACCCGGCGCACGGCTTACGGTCTGACCGTTGAGAGTAAACATCGAACCGGCATTTCCTCCGGCTTGAGAAATTGCGTTTGCGTTCTTTTTTTGTTGTGTCCTGTTGAGTTCAGCCGCACCGTACGCCAAAGCACCGATTGGAAGACCTGTCAACGAGACAACACCGGGAACTTCTAAGTTTCGTTCCTTAATAGCCTGTGCGCCTCGTGAAAGGTACTCCTTAAAACCACCTGCGTCAGTCGTGTACGTCGTTCTATCTTTTCCAAAATTAGCAATGTAGTCGTTCGGATCGACATCGGATATGTCGTACGCCGGACCGGTTCCGATAGGCACTTGCCTAAAGATGTTCGGTGCGCTTTCATCACGCTGACCAACGGGCGTGAGGATGTTCGGACGTACGGGTTCGTCTTTTTTTTCTTCATCATCTACTTCAGGTGCCGCTTCTACACCGATGCCGGGAAAAGAGTAATAATCGACAAATTGTTGTTGATACTGTTCGGGGGTTAGAGTTCCGGGCATCGGATTAGGCATCTGTCCCATAGGCATAACGCCCACGCCCGGTCCGATAGTTCCTCCACCGATAGCCATCTTTTTTCTAGTTCCCATTTTTTACCACCGCCTCGTGATTACTCTTCAATTTGAGGAGCATTTCCAGTAAAGCCAGCTTCCCCTGCGTTTGGCGCAGTTCCGACTCCGATTGTGCCGTTACCACGGCCTGAATCGTCACCTCCCGGAGGTCCGCTAGGTACTCCTCCATTAGGGGCCATTCCTTGCTGTGGAGGAGCGCCGCCAGCTTCTGCGCTTGCTGCTTGTTGAGCATCTTGCATCATCCCTTGTAACATCTGTGCGTATACTTGTGCTTCGTTAACATCGTTGACGAGACTGTCCGGATCGATGTCCTGTGCAATTGCCAACTCTCGCATCAGGTTCGGCAGCTTCACAAACGGAGCCAACATCGGATTCGATACGGTCTGCAAGAGCGAGGTGAGACGCTGGGTGCGTACCTCTTTTTGCATAACCGCAGCTACGCCGCGTGGCTTGATCTCCAAGTCACCCTTCACGTCTTCCGCATCGTCGTTGAACTGCATGTTCCACTGGAAGTACGCTTCACCGAGAGGCTTCAAGAGGTAGTCGTCGATGTTCTTGATGACCGTCTTCATCGACAAGCCCGCACTGCCCATCAGCATCGACAGCCCTGCTGCCGTGCGTCCGGTACCGGTTACGCCTGTCTGACCGTGCATAATCGACGGGATGCCCGTCTCCTCGTCCGCAAGCTGGCGCGAGATTTGGTACATCTGTATGTTTTCGGGGGCCGTGTTCGGGAACTTTAGGCCATTGATTGCCGTACCCGTGACGCCCGACTGCCGACGGAATATCTTGCCGGGGAAGATGTCCATGTTCTGACCCGGTACGAGAGATGCCTCGTCTACATCGAACACGAGGTTACCGGCAAGGGCGAGGTTGTCGATTGCCATACGTACGTGGCCGTTCATCAGCATCTGTGCGTCTTCCATGTTCTCGGCAACACCGACGCCCCACACTTGGTACGGGTTGATCTCAAACGGAAACGCTTGATACGGAATACGTGCTGGGGTGAAGGGATTGACGACGCAGCGAAGAACCATGTTGCCGCACACCCAGACGTTGACCTGAATCTGATCAAACTCGGACATGTCGCGGGCTTCTTCCATGCCCACCTCATCGGCGAACTTAGCATCCAAGACACCCCAGTATTCGAGGACTTCGTACCGGTTTTCGGCTACGTACGGCTCCGTTTCGTCTTCGCGGATCGTGTCTTCATAGTACTTGTCCTCGTAGTTCGGACCTTTTGC